CATAATAGAAAACTATTGATATCTCCCACTGCTTCTGGCAAATCGTTGATGATCTATTCTCTCGTAAGATACTACGTCGCGAAAGGAGAAAAAATTCTTTTAGTTGTTCCAACGACATCTCTTGTAGAACAGATGTATAAAGACTTTCTTGATTATGGTTGGGATGCTGATTCATATTGTCACCGTATCTATTCTGGTAGAGAGAAGAGTAATGATGCTCCAGTAACGATCACAACATGGCAATCTGTATATAAACTCGAAAGATCTTTCTTTGAAGATTATGGTGTTATTATAGGCGATGAAGCGCATTTGTTCAAGTCTAAGTCATTAATTAATATCATGACCAAGCTTCATCATGCAAAATATAGATTTGGTTTTACAGGAACATTAGATGGAACACAAACGCACAAATGGGTGCTTGAAGGGTTGTTTGGTCCATCATATAAAGTAACAAGAACAGATGATTTGATGAGACAGGGACACCTTTCTCAACTTGATATTCAATGTCTTGTACTTAAACATCCTCCTCAAAAGTTTGACACTTATGAAGATGAGATACAATATTTAATCACTCACGAACAGAGGAATAATTTTATTAAGAATCTCACTTTAGATCTTAAAGGTAATACTCTTATTCTTTTTGCAAGAGTCGAAGCACATGGAGCAGTACTCTATGATAAGATAAATAAAAACAAGCGAGATGACCGTAAGGTATTTTTTGTACATGGCGGAGTAGATGCAGAGGAAAGAGAGCAAGTAAGAGACATAACAGAAAGGGAAAACAATGCAATCATCGTTGCCTCTTATGGAACTTTTTCTACAGGTATCAATATTAAAAATCTCCATAATGTCATCTTTGCCTCTCCAAGTAAATCCAGAATCCGCAATCTTCAAAGTATTGGACGAGTTCTTAGAAAAGGAAAGGACAAAATAAAAGCAACTCTGTACGACATCTCTGATGATTGTTCAACCAAGTCCAAAAGAAATTATACTCTTAACCACTTTATAGAAAGAATTAAAACGTATAATGAAGAGAAATTTAATTATGAGATTATAACCATTCAACTAAGAGGACAGTTATGATAGAAGATGATTTTTACGCAACAGTAAAATTAAAATCAGGTGAAGAGATCTTTGCTAAGGTAGCAGCTTCTGATGAAGATGATAGAACAATGCTTCTGATAACAAATCCAGTAGTTGTTTCTGAAATAAAAACAAAGACTGGCACCCCCATGGGGTATAGAGTAGAACCTTGGTTAAAGACAACAACTGATGATATGTTCGTTATCAATATTGATAATGTCTTAACAATGTCTGAGTCATCTGATATTGAAATGATTATGTTGTATCAAAATTATGTACGTCAATCTCAAACTGGTGAATCAGAAAACAATTCCAAGATCACTCGTAAGATGGGATACCTTGGTAATGTCAATGATACTAAAGAACTTTTAGAAAAGATCTACAAGAGTAAGGATACTAAAGAAAGCTAATACTTCTCTTTAACCTCCACAAAGGTAATTGTACAGACATTTCATAACCTTGTCAAGTGGTTCTAAAGATGATATAATTCATACATATTATGAGATAAATTTATGATTCGACCAGGCATGACTAAAAGAAAAAGATCAGAACACTATGTGAACAACAAAGAGTTGCTGGCAGCTATGGTTGCGTATCGTAATGAAGTAGAACGAACGTTTATTCAAAAGTACGGAAGAGAACCCACTAAGGAGGACAGGTCAAAGCATTGGGAAACGAAACCTCCTATTCCACGCTACATTGGGGAGTGTTTCTTAAAGATCGCAAATCATTTATCATTCAAACCAAACTTTGTCAACTACATGTTCAAGGAGGACATGATCTCTGATGGAATCGAAAATTGCGTTCAGTACATTCATAATTTTAATCCTGAGAAATCCCAAAATCCTTTTGCTTACTTTAC